TCGTTCAGCAACAACAAATGATAATGGACCTGCAGCCACAACTACTGCTACTACAGGAATTACAGTAGCAACAACAGTAAATTCAGGCGGTTCAAATACGCCTATTTCTATTTTGCCTCCTTTCTATGCGTTGTGTTACATTTACAAAACTTAATTGGTGAATCATGGACTTTCAAACAATAATCAATTTAGCTGGCGGTGCTTTGTTATCTGCAATCGGATGGTGGTGTCGTCAGATTTGGGATTCCATGGACAAATTAAAAGAAGATGTCAAAAAAATTGAAGTCGCTTTGCCTACGACTTATGTAACTAAAAGCGAAATTTCTATTCGTTTTGACAGAATCGAAATGCTGCTTGATAAACTTTATGAAAAGTTAGACGGTAAAGCTGACAAGCAATGAATCGAGCTCCTGCTGCTACTTTATGTGCTAGTGCTGCTTTTATAGTTGCATTAGCTGTTAATGAAGGATATAGCGGTACAGCATATAAAGATGTAGCAGGGGTAGCAACTATTGGTTACGGACAAGCTGACGGAACTAAAATGAGCGACAAAACAGACCCTGTAAGGGCTTTACAACAGCTAGATAAAAGCGTTGATGAACATGCTAAGGGTATGGTAGCCTGTATCAATGTACCGATTTCACAAGGGGAATACGATGCTTATTTGGATTTTTCCTATAATGTTGGGGTGTCTGCTTTCTGTAATTCAACCCTTAATAAAAAACTTAATTCAGGCGATTATGCAGGAGCCTGTAAAGAACTTTTAAAATGGAATAAAGCCGATGGTTTTATTTCTAAAGGGCTTACAACTAGAAGGCAACAGGAATATCAAAAATGTTCGCAAGTTTAAATTTAAAACTAATTGCTGAAATATTTGCTGCTTGTTTGCTTATTTTTGCTGGTTGGTATCCTGAACATTTAAAACTGATTGCGTACAAAACAGAGGTAATAGCAGCAGGAAAAGCGCAAGAGTTACATAACAAACAGCTTTTGCAAAAGCAAAAACAAGTAACGGAGCAAGTCAAAAATGATTATCAAAAAAAGCTTAATTCTATTAACAGCATGTATGCTAGGATGCGCCAGCCCAGTAGCGGTCAAATGTCTGCCTCGCCCTACACCTCCATCACAATTAATGGAAAAACCTACGACCCTATATCTGTTGCCCACGACTGCGCCTTAGAAACTCAAAAGCTTTTAAGCTTGCAAGAATGGGAAAATTCAATACCAAAGGAATAATATGAATACCAAAAACATGGAATTAGAATCGAAAGCTACGCAAAAGCGTGAAGACAAAGAGTTTATGCAACTTCGTCATGGTTTGGTAGAAGTAAAAAGAGAGCTCGTCAAACATGAAAAACTCCCTATAAATAAAGCGCACCCACAAAAAAAATAACAGCATCAATTTGGCAACTGCTACTTGTAAAGTCGAAAGCCGAAAAAGCCTTTACTTGTTGCATCCTTGATTGTCGGCTTAACTGCTGTTAAATAAGTTGTATTCTAGGTTTGCTATTCTCTTGCCAATCTAAAGCAGCTTGCCAAGCTTGAATCCACAAAGTTAAGGCAGTAGAGTTTTCGTAAAAAAAGTCAGGATAAAGGGCGAAAAAAGCTTCTTCAATTTCTCCATCAGGCACTTTCATACTTCCTACAAACGGTATTTTTTCTTCTGTCATTTTAATGGCTTTAATTTAACATCAGCAGATTTACGAAGGTCAGAGCTATGGAGTTTTTTCCTTGCTGATTTAGAAATCTCTCCTGCTGCTTTCGCAACTTTCATTGCTTCTTTTCTAGTCGCTATTTTGCCGTTAGATAAAACAAACTCATGCTTTACTTGTTTGGTTTTATCGCCTTCCTGACGAATTAACTGGGCATGACTATGGGCTTTGCCATGAGCTTTAATAACCTTGCCTGATTTTTCTTTAATTGCTACGGAAACGACTGTCGGTTTTTTGCTCATTTTATCCTCATAACTTTCGCTTTTCTTAATACTTGTTCGTATTGTTCTTTAGCTGCATCGTCCAGTTGGCGCAAAGGCAAGTTTTGATAGTATCGCCATTTATCTCTATAACCTTGTACATCTGAAGGAGCAACCCAACCATTAAGCTTCCAGCGAATTGTAATATCAGTACCAGCTGCAGTCCATATATGTTCGTTCATTCAAACTCCAATTCTTTTATTAAATGTTTAATTCGTTTTTCAAGAGAAACTATTTTTGATTTGAGAACTTTATTTTCAGACTTTAAATTTTCAATTTCTTTTTTTCCGTCATAAATATATTTAAGTTCTCCCTCAAGGGTTTTAATCCTATCTTTTAAAACATCTTCATTGGTAAGCATGATTTAAAATGGAATGTCATCGTCAATTGCTTCTAGCGAAGGACTAGCAGTTTTGCCTTCAGGCTTATCTTCAGGCAAGTTAAGGTAGCACCAAAGAGTCCCTTCTTTTAGACCTAACAACGGAATCATCTCTAATTTCATCATTAAATCGCCCTTTTTTGTTTCAGTAACGATACCGATAGTGTTGTATCGTTTTTTGGTAGTTCCGCTTTGGTCTACATACTCTGAAACTGCTGCTTTTACATAATATTTAATTGCCATTGTTATTGCCTTTCATTAAATTAACTTCTACTTGCACTTCATCTAAAAACTTTTTAATTTCTGTTTCCATTTCCGCAATAAATTTATCGTCTCTATTAACTCTAACGATTAACAATTTGCTGCGATGCGGCATACGAGGGTCAAACGATACAAAATCACACCAATAACGATTAGTACAAGCCATTTGCGCTTGCATTTGCGTTATATATTTTTGCGGTGGTTGTTTGCTTTTAAAATAATCCCAATGGGTTGCGCTATTAGGACATTTAATCTCTACTAGCCCATCAATACCCACTAGACCGTCAGGTGAAGCTCCAAACCATTTAATTGTTGGGTGGTCTACGAATGGTACTTGGTCAACAAAATTACCCATAGTCGCCTCATACGCAATCCTAGCTTGTGCTTCGTTATCTACCCCCCACTGCATAGCTTCGCTGGTAAAACCTTCCTCGGCTTCGCCTGTTACTCTTTGAAGCGCAACTTTAATTAAGTAATTTGCCCTTGAAGCGGATGAACCAGTTTTAGTTTTAGCCAATATATCTGCTACATGGCTGGCGGTTACTTTACCGAGGCGAATCTTTTTCCAATCGTCTGTCCCCTGCTGTATTCCTTCGTAAGCGTTTAGACGGTCTTCAGTGGTAAAAGTAGTCATATTTGTTCTCCTTTTATACAAATCCAACCATTAGAGCTATTTACATATATTCCATTTTTTTGTTCGCAAAATTGTTTTCCTGTTTCATATTTTCCCCCTAAAATCCCTAAAAAAAAGGAGCACATACAAAGTAAAAAAATAATGATAATTTCTCCAGTAAAATTCATTTGCGAGCCTCCATCATTGCATCAGCAATTTTGTAACACTCTTTAGCATCTATCAATGGGTAAGGTCTAAATGAGAACCTAGGAATCATTTTTGCCGCAAAATAATCACGCAATTCCATACCTTCATGGATTGTTTCTTCGTATCCATTCCATCCTTTTATTGGAAATGCTTTCATAATAATTCTGCCTTTCTAGCATCTTTAGCTTTGCCAATCATTTCTACTGCTGTTTTGTCTGATTTAATCTCGTTCCAAGCTTTTGTAAACACATCTTTTAATTCTTCTAGGTCAGTAGCTTCGGCGATAGCTTCGCACCACTCCTGCGCTTCTTTAGACAAATCTACAGGCTCTTCGTCAGGCAAATCTTCGCCAGCATAAATGTATAGACCAATACCAAATAAACTGATAGTCTTAACCAAGCAGCGCATCATTGCTGTATTCACATCCATAGCATTTGGATTAGGGATAGCTTTATTTTGATGGTTTAGCACAGGCATTTGGCAAGTCATAGATTTACCCATAGCAGTAACAGTACAAAACACCATTACTGATTCATTAAAGTAAACAGGGTCGCCAAAAGTCCAAGTAGCACTAGGGTCGTTTTGCAATAAAGTATCTACTGCCCAAGTCCAAGATAAATAAGTAAACTTGCCCTTTTTTTCGGTATGCTCGTTTACATTGATAAGTCTTAATTCGTTAAATGTTTTCATCACTTTTCCTTAAAATTCGAGTTTGGCTTGGTTCATCATGTCGCACTGGTTGTTAATAAGCTGGCGAACCAGCCCATCAATCATTAGTTGAGCATGAAATTTGTTGTAATCCTTAGATTCAAGGAAATACTTTAAAACGACCAAAGAAGAGAATACTTCGTCAATTTGGTCATACATTTCATAGCAGGCAATTTCAGCATGGCTTAATTTAGCCACTTCTAGGTTTTCTTCTTTAACAGTCATCACTTTTCCTTAAAATTCGTTTTCAGCAACTTGCATTGCTAGTTTTTCCATGTAATCGCATGACATAGAGATTATTTTTCTACCCAAAGCTTCGTAATTTCTAGAATCGATAACATCTTGCAAAGATTTAGCGGAATCTTTATCTAACTCTGATAAAGTTTCGGCGATAGCCATTGATGTACGGAAATCATATTCGCCACCGACTTTCATAAGTTCCCAAGCACGACCTTCTATTTCGTAAGAACGGTCATCGTAGTCTTCAGGCTCGTAATACGCATCGTGTTTAGACATACCCATAATTAAAATCCTCCATAAATAAACATAGCAGCAAACAAAACACCTAAAAGAATTACACCGACCCAATCAATAATTTTGGAAATCATGCTGTAACTCCTTTGTGAAGTTCAACAGCAGCATTAATAGCAGATTGGCGAGTTGGGGCGAAGTCTAGATTGATACCTTTTTGGGCGATGCGCCAAGTACCACGGAAACCTTTAGCTACATAGTAGGTTTCGTTTTCGTTTGAACCGAGGACTACACGGTAAACATTAGAAGCGATTTTATTTATTAACATTTCAATTCCTTTCATCAATTTAACAGCATAGACCCTACTATAAAGCAACTTTTTAGATAAGTAAAGCATATTTCAAAGAAATATTTAAGAAAAATCAATTTCATATTCATATTCTATTTGTGAAGACCAATCGTTAAATCCAACATGGTAAGCAGTTTCATCTACAAGCCTTAAAGCTCTAGCAGGAGAGTACTCGTATCCACAAATGGATACATCTTCATAGCAATCGTTAAGCATATCATCATACATTTGATAAGCAACATACTCTTTAATAACCTTTTTCATCACTTACTCCTAAATCAATTATTTACGAACCCAAACATTTTTGTAAGTATTTGGCAAATTTGTTGAACCAACGCTAATGCGAACTTTTTTATGAGTAAGCTGTTTTTTTGCTTTGCATGCAGACCAAGCATCCATACAAGCTTTTTTAATTACTTCATAAGAAACTTCTTTTTTATCCAGTAAAAATACCCAATCAGCTTCTTCACCATTAACCATGATTGGCAAAATTTCATTCCAAAAAGCAGCAAATCCAGTTGCTCTTTCAGAAATAACAAAACCATCTTTATGTTTAGCTTGGAATTTCATCTTTAATTTCCCTTCATCACTGGTTAAAATTTACAACCTAGACCCTACTCTAAACCTACTTTTTCAATAAGTAAAGGACTTTGTATAAAAATATTTACATTTATTTTCTTTACTTTATCCATTCTTTAGGTTTAAGATTCGTCTTAGGAGGTAGTTTATGAAAATGATTGACTTAAAAATTGAAGATTTAATTAAGCTGGAGTTCGGTACTTTAAAGGCTTTTGCAAAAGCTATAAATGTTACTGAAACTAGCGTACAGCGTTGGAATAGGGAAGGCTATCCAATTGGTCGTTTAAAGCAAATTGAGGAACTTACGGAAGGCAAAATTACTAGGCAAATCCTTAGACCTGACCTATTCGTAAAGGGCTGAAATGCATTATTACCAACATCATATCGGCGATTTTATTAAAGATACTAGCTATCTTACTAATGAAGAAGTCGGAATTTATATGAAGCTTATTTGGCTTTATTACGATACCGAACAGCCTTTGGTAGATGACATTAGATTGTTGTTAATTAAGCTAAATTGTAGGGATAAAAAAGATGAAGTTTTAAACATTCTTCATTTATTTTTCGTTTTTGATGAGGAAAATAGCCTTTGGCGACATACTCGTTGCGATAAAGAAATAGCCGAATACCATGGTTACATAGAGTCTAAATCAAAGGCTGGCAAAGCATCTGCTGAACGAAGAGCCATCATAAAAGCTACATCTGTTGAACAGGTGTTAAACACTAGTAATACAGATGAGGTACTAACTACTAACCGTAAACCGATAACCAATAAACCAATAAAAGACATTGCGCCTGTCGGCTTTGATTTATTTTGGGATTTATATGATAAAAAAAGGGGTAGACCGAAAGCGATAAAGGAATGGCTTAAAGCAAAAATTGACGATAACTTGTTGCAAACCGTTTTAAACCAAGCCAAAAAATATTCAGCTTTTACAGAAAAGCAATTCCGTAAAGACCCTGAACGCTGGATTAAGGGTAGGCATTGGGAAGATGAGGTTATCGTTTTTGAAAAATTAGATAAACCGAAAGAACTGCCTTTGGGTACCGAGCAACAAATCGAAGCTGCTTATAGGGCTGAATGTGGCGACCCTGCAAAGTCGAGATTTAACTCTTACTTTGAAATGAAAAATTTTGTGATAGCCCAGCGTGAAAAACGAAAACTGGTCGCATAGCGAGGAATACAGGCATCAATGCGATGTTCGGTATGCATTAAAAGCTCGTAAAGAGCATGGTTTACAAGGTTTTAGGAAGTGGGTAGCAGAAACAGGTCTTTTTAAAAGATGGCATTTAATCGAAAAAGATTTTAATGACCAATGGAGAAAAGGGAATCGTGGGAATACAAATGATTGGAGAAAGTGATGAATTTAGAACAGTTAAATGAAAATCGTATCGAACAAGCTTTAATGCGCTTAGCAAGTAGCGATGAAGAGCATGCTGCATGGGCAGGTCAAGTTAAATACCTAGAGGAAGGCTTAAAACAAGCTGAGGCGCATGCATTTTTGTTAGCCGAGGGTACGGTAGCCGAACGCAACGCAAAGGCTAAATCAAGCGATAAATACGCTGAAGCAGTATTGGCTTGGACTAATGCTTACAAACGATTTAAAAAAATAGATAACGAAAGAAACCACGAAATGCGGATTATTGATATTTGGCGCACTTTGTCCAGCAACCGCAGACAGGGGGGAATATGAATAATGAACCAGTAGCGTGGATGCATAGAGAAGCAACAAACTGGGTTAGCACCTTTATACACCCTGAAACACAAACTAAAGATTGGATTCCACTCTACACCCATCCAGCAAATAGACTAACCGAAGACGAAATAAGAGAAGTTGCAGATAGTGTTTGCCATACTTGGAAAAAGAATGGTGTTGGTGAGCTTTACATGGAAGATTTTGCTAGAGCAATACTAAGAAAGGCACAAGAGAAATGAACGCAAATGACATTGCTGAAATGATTGAAAAACAGCCTTGGCATACAAATGCAAACAAGGTTGCAATAGCCATTTTTGTACGCCAGCAACAAGCTGAAATTGAGGCGTTGAAAGCCGACAAATTGAAATATGCCGAAGCGGTTATTGAAGCTATGGATGAATGGGGTTCTTATGCCTCTGATTACTTCAAAGAAAAATGGCATTTTCTAGATGATTACAACAAATGGTATGCGATTGTTAATGAATTAAGAAAGGCTCAAGAATGAACGACCAAGAACAAAAATGCAAATGCGATTTTAGAATCCGTATGCTTGGCGATGGTTGTCGGTATTGTCAGCCACAAGAATACATTGATAGGCTACATGACACTATGGATGGAATGATTCATACAGATTGTTTTGAACTAACAGATGAGGAAATAGACGAAGTAGTTAGAAGATGGTTTGGTGACAGTAGATATGATTTTTCTGCAGATACATGGAAAAATTTTTCCAGAGCAATACTAAGAAAGGCACAAGAATGAACACAAGTTACCTAACAAAATGGGAAACAGAAGTTGAGTATTTGCAAGAAAAGATACGCCAGCAACAAGCCGAAATCGAGGAAATGAAACAGTATATTGAAGGGCAAAACAGAAAAATTCTTGATTTATCTTTTGCGCTTGAATACTCTAAACAAACAGATGAATTTATAAAGGCACAAGAGAAATGAACTGCGGATTATGCGGATTGCCAAAAGATACTGGTGCTATAGGTTCTGTTTTGCCACAATGTATCTGCCATTGGAAACATACACCATACACCAACACATCACAGGAACTAAATGATGGCGGTGAACCAGTTAAAAATGCCACTTATTGGAAAAGACAGCACGATAGATTGCTAATGAATTTGAATGTCAGCGCAATAAAAATAGCGGAGTTGGAGAAAGAATTAGCAATACTAAGAAAGGCAAGCGAATGAACGCAAATGAACTAGCTGATAAACAAGCCTTTGAACAAGGCGAATTGTCAATGTGGATTAGAAACGAAACAGCCGCCATGCTACGCCAGCAACAA